ATGCTTGTTGGATTCAAAGTGTCACCGATATTGTGGAGAAAAGTTTGTAATGGTACATCAGCTGGTCGAGTACAATCTATTGGGTTAATGCTTATCGTAGAACGTCAGAAAGAAATTGACGCATTCAAACCCGAAGAATATTGGGACATAGCTGGACTGTTTTCTACGAGTAAAAGCGAAGAGTTCAAGACTTCGTATAAGAGTGACGAGAAGTTAATCTCAGAAGATCAAGTCAAAGTAGTATTGGAATCCATAGGCAAGATTAAGACCTGGTCTGTGAAGTCAATCTCCAAATCTAGAAAGACACGAGCGCCACAACCAGTATTCAATACTTCGTCATTACAGCAGTTTTGTTCTTCGACCTTCAGTTGGGATGGTAAAAAGACGATGAAAGTTGCGCAATCTCTTTACGAAGGGTTTGCAATTGGTGAACACGAACGAATGGGATTGATAACATATCATAGAACTGACACTGTCGTAGTTAGTGAAGAAGCTTTGACAGGTCTACGTGACTTTATCAAGACATCATTTGGTGGTAAGTACTTACCAAGTCAACCGATAGTTTACAAGTCAAAGAATAAGAATGCGCAGGAAGCTCATGAAGGTATACGACCAACTCATTTGGAATTGCCATTAAGTGAAGTACGAAGAAGTTTGGATGAAGATGAATACAAACTATATGAAGCAATTTACTACAAGTTTGTTTCATGTCAAATGACAGACGCAGAATTTGATGTGACTAAGATTGAAATTGCATCAAGTGATGACAAACATGTATTTGTTGCAAATGGTCAAGTACTGGTATTTGATGGATTCTTGAAATGTTGGCCGTATTCAACTTCAAAAGAAGAGTTGTTACCTTCAATTGTCAAGGATGAAAATGTCATATTGAAGGATGTAAAGGGAGAACAGCACTTTACAAAGCCACCGGCAATGTACAATACTGCGTCTGTGGTCAAGAAACTTGAAGAAGAGGGTATTGGCCGACCATCTACGTATGCCACAATCATTGATACATTGATGAAGAGACAATATGTTGAGAAAAAAGGCAAAGCATTTATACCCACAGAATTGGGAAAGAAAGTTGGTGAGTATTTAGTGGGAGCATTTCCTGAATTGATGAGTATGAATTTTACAGCTCGTATTGAAGATCAATTAGACGATGTTGCTGATGCTACAAAAGTTTGGTATGATGTTGTTGGAGGATTTTATACAGAGTTGAAGAAACGACTTGATGCAGCTAAAGAATCAAAAGGCGTCAAAAATCAAGGAACTACTGATATTACATGTCCTACATGTAACAAGTTTAAGTTGGTGAAAAGATTTAGTAGGTTTGGGTCTTTTTATGGTTGCGATGGATTTCGTGACAAGGAAAATAAGTGTTCAGCGACATTCAAGATTGGACCTGAGGGTGAACCTATTGTCAAGGAAGTAAAAGAGAAACGATATCTTGAGGGTGTGAAATGTGACAGGTGTGGATCTAAAATTGTAATTCGTACAGGTCATAAATCAGGAAAAGAATTTTGCGGTTGTGAATCATTTCCTAAATGTAGAAGAATGTTTAATATGAATGGTGAACCATTTGAATTCAAATCTAAAAAAGATAAATATAAAAAGACGAAGAAATCTGATGAATCTAATTAAACCACACATTAATCCAAAAAATAATAAAATTCTTAACATAAAATTACCAATAAGACACAAGCGTATAATAAGAAAATTATACAAAAAGAAGACAAAGAAAGCACAGCTACTCAAAGTTTCGCAAAGTCGTAAGACAACGCACCGACTGAATATAAAAGCAACCATTACTACAAAAAGACGACGAAGATGCAGCCTGAAGTAAGACTATCTAAATCTGAAACTAGCATAACTGCGTATATTCAGCATGAACTGTGTGTATCATCAACTGCATCAGCTGATCTAATTGGTAATGAATGGTGGATTTCTAGAGTTTTTGTGCATGCTAAGTATCGTCGTCAGCACATTGGGACGCTTTTAGTTAAGACGCTGCAAACTCATGCTTCAAATCTTGTCGTTACACCGGGTGGTTATGATATGGAACCGGTTCATCAATATGGTTTTTATCGATCTTTAGGTTTCGTGCCAGACTCTATTCTGCCAGAAGGACTTCGTTGGACTGCTACAAAATAATTCAAATCTGCATTGCTTTTCTACAATTCTAATTACAGTAATCTAACTGCTGTTTACATCTTTTGATATTTTGTGCATTTAATATGTCATCATATTCAAGGAGATGAACTGTTATGTATGCAAAAACCGGTCTCAGATGTCCCGACTGCAAAGAGATAAAAGATGCAATGATTCGTATTGTAATAGAGTTAGTTGACAAGAAATCAAAAGAGATTATTGAGGTTGCGTATGGTGAGATAGTTTGTACTGATTGTTTTCAAGTTAGGTATAAGGGTCGTACGAAGTTAAGAATTTACGTTTAAGGAGTTGACAATGAGTGACTCAGCAGCTACTGACATAACAACAATGTGGGGATTTTTTGCTCATCTCGGGCCTATACAAGTTACAGCTATGTTCACAGTTGTTGCAATTGTGTTAATGATCATCATACTGATAACTAAGCCGACAATAAAGATTGGAGCTAATAGTATTTCATTTAAGAAAAGATCTGATAATGAGATAGAAGAAGGGCAGTTACCAGCGCATGCAACATGTATACATAATATTGATTTTTGTCACATAGTTTCAAAGACATCAGAGATCGTGACAAAGTTGTGTTATATCGATTATATCAGTCGTGTAGAGAGACAAATGTCGTATGTAGAAGAGAAGATTACGACTGTTAAGTCAATGTTGTTAGACAATTATTCAAAGATGCTTAAGAGTAAGGTTAAAGATTTGACATCAATTACTGCACATGAAGATTACATTACTTATCATCGGTTGGTCGAGTCGATGTTGCGAGAAGATGTTAAAGGGTTTATAAAACAGTCTATTTCTGAGGACGTTTTTGATAGTTTGACTGATACAGAGTTCAAAGTGTTTGTTAATGAGAAATTCGAATATCTGTATCAAACAGCTAGTGAGTTTATGGACATTTGGTATATTAGTAGTAAGATGTTAATATCTAGAGATGAAGTTAAGTTGTCAGTACTGTCATTAAGGCCTAAATTTTTAGACCTCTGTTTTGATGTTTATTCTCGTGCAATTCGATGGAGTCAAGATCAGCAGAAAGAAAAGGATTTCTTGCGCAAAGAACTAGATGATTTTTATGAAAAAATTGTCGGTGTAAAGCGTACAAATTAATAAAATGAAGGGAGATGCATATGCCTATTTATGAATTCGTATGTAAGAGCTGCAGTCTTGAATTTGAGGAAATGAAATCAGTTGATGATTTTAAGTCAAATTGTCCAGCATGTGGTGCTGAATCTGAGAAATTAATGTCTGCTACTGCATTTGTTGTCAAAGGCAGTACGAATTCTTCAATTGATACAGTTATTGGAGCAGATGCTGAACGACGATGGGCAGCAATTGAAGAACGTAAAAACAAGCGAAACAAAGAACAGTTTGGTATAGTTTCGGAACCAGAATTGAAACAAAAAGAAAGTCAACGCATCGCTGGCTTATTGAATAGACAAAGTGAAGCATATAGTGCAATTAGTAAAGCAAAAGCTGAAGCAGGAGTGACAAAAAAGCAAGAGCTAGATCACGCTCTGAAAGGATAGAAAATGTTCAAGATTTTGATTTCATCAAAGTTAGCTAGTGTTTTACGACACGAAATGACCAAGCATGCAGCTGATTGGCGCGACCAATATGTGATGCATACTACTCCTGGCGGTAAACAAACTCGAGTAAAGATTCGATCATTACCGCCTCATGAACAGGCAAAATATGCACCACAAAAAGCTACAAAAAACGAGTTCATGCCGATTCCGCAAATTCAAGCTGAAATAAAAGACTTTCAGACAGCATATCAAATCATTAACCAATTAACAGATAAATCTAATACAAAAGATTTGACAGATGCTGAACAGACACAGCTAAAAGCTGCATCTAGAAAATCTGATCAATCATTTATACGACTGTACAACAATTTCTTTCCAACAATAGCTAACACAATTTCAAAAGTAATTGGGTCTCGCAAATATCATACTACAAGACAAGACATGGAAGATATTAAACAGCAAGCGTCACAGATATTTTTTAGAGCGCTTACAAATGCCCAGCCAGACAATCAAGGAATAGTTAGTTACATAAATACTACTTTGTATCAGCAACTAAAAGCAAAAGCCCGAGACATTTACAGATCTTCTATATCAATGGATTCAAAAGAGCGCGAGAAACTTAGAGCTATACAACGATATGTGAACAATTATCATCAAGAACACGGCGACGCACCACAAGATTATGATCAAATGGCTAGAGAAATTAATAAGAAAGAAAACGTTACTACAGATGCAGCTGAAATTTCTGCATTGTTACAAAGCGGTGTAATAAGTTTGGAAGAAAAGATTGATGAAGGCGGTGGTAGTGAGGGTAGAGATGTACATGAAGTATTAGGACCTTCAAAGGTAGAGCAAGGTGCAGCAGAAATATTGCCAACGCCTGAAGAAGAGCAAATACAAAAGGACTTAAGAGAGACGATATTGAAAAGTATAGAGTCTATTGGAGATGAAACAAAAGAAAAGGTTTTGAAACTAAAGTTTGGTTATATGCCGCAAAGTGAATTGCCCGAAGGATACTTTGAAGGTGAACAATTAAATCCTCGACAAATTTCTGAGATATTGGGCATGCCGAGATCGACAGTTACGCGCGAAATAGATAGAGCAGAAGCTAGATTGCGACAGAATAAAGACATACAGCGATTAAGGCATTCATCATCAATTCTAAGAATAATCAAGTCGTATAATAAGCATCTTAGATTTGCTTATGTACCAGATAGTGTTGTAAAGATTTCTAAAGATTCGATATTGATGGATGACAAGTTTGTAGTAAAGAAGTTTGCAAACCAGATCGTATGTAGTTGTGGTAAAGATTGTTTTCATAGAGATGCAGCAAAGCAGTATTTGAATTAATATGGCTACAATTAAACCGAAATTAGTACAGATTGAATCAAAAGAATCAAACACTGCATCTTCTTTTGAAGAAATCTTTAATGAGTTCATCACATCTATCATTAAAGAGGATGAGTTAGTAGATATATTGACGTTTGTTCAATCACCGTATTATCTAAACATTAAGACACTGCAACCGCCGCAACGATTCATATTGAAGTTTTTTTATGGGTTACCGTTAGATGATCAAGAAAAGTGTATCAAGTTAAAGTCATTTCCTCAGACTAGTAATTTCAAGCTTCTAACTGAAAAAGAATATGTGTTATTTTTGATAAATCAGAGAAGATGCAACTTAACATTAATTGACGATTTACTGAACTGCGCTGCTAGTGAATTACTTTTGGCTTGCGGCAGAAGAGGTGGAAAAACATTTCTAGCATCAATCATTTCAGCATATGAGTCATATAAGTTAATCATTAAAGACAATCCGCAAGCTTACTATTCAATGGCTGAAGATGAAGTCATTAAGATTGTAAACATAGCATCTAGCGGAGATCAAGCATTAGAACTTGCAACACAGATTCAAAACAGAATATTCAATTCTGAGTGGTTCTTGCCGTATATAGCTAGCTTCAATGATTCTGAGATAAATTTGAGGACTAAGCACGATCTTAAGAAGATGAATGATGAGAAGAAGAGGTATGGACAACCATTAAAGAAGCGATCAACTATACGAATTGAATCATTACTTTGTTCTGCAAGAGGATCACGCGGTGGATCTGTAATTGTTGCGCTGTTTGATGAGCTAGCGCACTTTGTAGATAATGAAGGTAACCGAGGTGGCAAGAAAGTTTATGAAGGCTTAACGCCATCAGGAGCTACATTCGGAAAAGATAGTAAGATTATATGTATATCAAGTCCGTATACTAAGAGTGGTGTATTTTACGAACTCTATTGTAGTTCGTTTGAAGACAAGAGTATGAGAATGTTGCAATTGCCAACTTGGGAAATGAATCCCAAGATTGAAGATGACTTTCTCAAGAATAGATACAAGAAAGATACTGAATCATTCTGGACAGAATATGGTGCGCAATTCTCAACAACGATTACAGGATTCTTTAAGTTCCCAGAAAAGATACATGAGTGCGTTAGTGTTTTAGGGTATACAGATTATGTTGATGAGAATAACGAGTCTAAAAAAGCACCTGTTTATAGACAAGAAACAGAATATGCGACAGGTCGTCACAGATATTATATAGCTCTTGACCCTGCTGTTCAAGAAAATGGATATTCATTGGCAATGGTTCATTGTGAGCGCGATGAGCATAATAGATTGATAGTTGTAGTTGACAAGTGGAGAAAGTGGTCGATCAATGACCCTGAATTTTCAGAGTATGACTTTATAGATATTGAGTTGATTGACAATTATGTTATGGATTTGACTAAGAGGTTCAGAGTTGATAAGATCGTGTATGACCAATTTGAATCAGCTGCATCAATACAGAAGTTCATAAAGGCTGGTATTGATGCTATTAAGACGCATTTTTCACGTCAATATAATATGAAAATCTATAAGAATTTGCGGTCTATTATATATGATAAGCGACTAGCTCTTTTGCATAATGAAGATGGAATAAAAGAATTAGTGTATTTACAAGAGAAAAAGGTTGGAAAAAAGCAGTTTGTGGTTGAAGCACCGAAGACTGGCGATGTAACAACTGACGACTTAGCAGACGTATTAGCGAACGCAGTATCAATAGCACTAGAAAATGAAATGGAAAAATCATCAGCTAGTATATCATCTATTTCTGTTTCAGTTGCTAGTCATGCTCAATCAGCAGGCATTAATTTAAGTGGCAGAAGATCATATGCATCAGTTAGTTCAATGTCGTCAATGGATAAGTTGATGTTAGCTAGACGACTAGGGATACGTCGATGAATTATCATGAAAAAGTTAAATTGTATCAGGAGCATAGACGAAAAGCTAGTAAAACATTAAGTGATCTGCCTGTAACAGCTGAATCATTTTTAGCGCAATTGTTAGTTGCAAGTAGTTTTGCAAATGAATTGCCCATTGAGATAACGTATCGTAAAAATAGATTACGACAAGCTATTTCAAGTCTAATACAAGGCACTGAGGATTTGAAATATGAATTACAGTCATTAGTTAATGATTGTAGCATACAAATACATGGACTAATAGTTGCACAGAATCTTGAAAAATTAGCCGAGGAGAAGAAAAATGAGACAAAATCAATCTCCAGATTGGTTAGACGATCTAATTTCAAAAGAAAGTCATGAAATTGCAAAGACAGCGCAAGATGACAAGTTGAAAGATTTAGAGAAACGTATTGAAAATGCAAAGACTCCAGAAGAGTTAAGTGCTATTGAAAAGGAGCTTAACGAATTAGAAAGCAGTTCTGCTCCTGAAGATAGTAAAAAAGATGCAGCTGGCGAAGCTGATAGTTTAGATGACGAAAGTGCTGATAGCGAGCAAGATACCGATGCAAAAGAAGATGATAGTACTAAAGAAGATAGCACTGGTGATGAAGACAGTGAAGATACAGGTTCAAATGATGGTGATGTAATGAAAGAATTAAAAGACATAAAGAAAGACGTTAGTAGCAAAAAAGATGAGATGCAACAAAAATTGCTGAATGAAATGCAGAAGTTAAACGATCAATTAGGTCTCAACAAGATCGTTGACTTGAATGGCACTGTCGACACCATGTAAGGACGTATGATGAATAAAATTCCACGAATTAGACTTGTGAAAGCCGCTGCTGCACCAAAGACTGTGTCATCACTTGGTCGGCCTGCACGAGTTGTCAAGAATAGTGCCATTAAGGAGTCACAGCCATCATTACAATCTGAGACATATCAAGGACCGCTAAGAAAACACAACACTAAAGCAATGAAGATTGTCAATCATTTTGCTAAGACAGCTGCTGCAGACGTCAAGCAAGGTGTGCCATTGTTTTACCATCCTGATTTTGAACCGTCATCGTTAATACTGCCAAAAGATAGGATGGAAATAAATAGCTGGTGCAACTACTTCTACAAATATGATGCATTGGTAGCAACAGCAGTTGACATGCATGCAGAATTACCATTGTCTAAGATTCGATTAGATTTGCCGAAGATGGTCAATAAGAAACAAGCAAATCGGATTCTTGAACATTATGTTGACATGATCGGCAATACTGGTATTGATTTATTCAATAAATTGTTGATGATAGGTGTTGAATATTACAAACTGGGTAATGTGTTTCCGTGGGCTCAAATGGATGGTAGCGGTACTAGATGGACAAGACTAACATGTCTTAATCCTGACTATGTTCATATTGAGAAGCTATCATTAACAAATGCCATGAAAGTATATTTAGTTCCTGATGATAGATTACGACACATTGTTCATGCTGGACCAGAAGATGAAAAGACAGGTGAACTCTATCAGACGTTATCTGATGAAGTCATTGAATATGTGAATAACGGTAAAGAAATTCCATTATCAGCTGATCCCAATGAAGGATCACATGTTGCTCATTTGGCTAGAAAAATAGCAGATTATTCTGACTGGGGAACGTCAATTATTGAGCGAAATTTCAAGACATTGGTTTACAAAGATAGATTGAGGCAGTCACAAGATGCTATTGCAACTAGACATTTGACGCCAAAGCACTTGATTCATGCAGAATATGCAAGTAGAGCAGACGTTAATGAAATACGCGAGCAGGTTGAAGATGCAATGATGAATCCTGACTCTGCAATCATAACCAACTATGAATTACATTGGGAACTTGTTGGTACAAGCAGTGGATTAATGCAATTGGCAACTGAAAGAGAATGGATAACTGAAGACTTACTAGTTGGCTTGATGATAAACAAGAATGTTTTGCTTGGTGAAGGAAATTTTGCTGCAGGACAAACTGTACTTGAAATTCTTAATCAGCGATACGCAATATTTAGAGAGCAGCTTGAATCTTATATTGAGAAGAGTTTGTTCTTACCAATTGCACGAAATTCTGGTTATATTGAATACGAACCTGGAACTGTTAAGAAAGAAAAGAAAGAAGTCTATCTATATCCTAAAGTTAGATGGAATAGACTGAATCTAACTGACGACACGCAACATAAGCAGATGCTTGGGCAGGCTGTTACTGAAGGAAAAGTCGATATAGGGACGTGGTTAGAATATTTTGGTTTGAATTCAGATTCTATTGCTGAAAGATTGAAGCAAAATGAAGATACAGTGATGGATCCCGTCTATAACGAATTAAGACGGTCAATAATGATGGAAGTTGGACGGTCATTAGGACCTGCAGTTGCAAAAGTATACGCTGAAGCTTATGGTCTTGAACTTGAAGATCAGGGCGGCGGCGGAATGGGAATGTTTGCTTCCGGTAAATCACAGATTACTAAGTTTGGAAAAGATTTCGACATTGAATATACTAAAGACGGTGGATTAAGTATCAAACCGAAAATGATAACTGAAGAACATGACATACCTAAAGTCGCTGAATCTAGAGATGAACGTGAACACAATCGTGATCTAAGCACATCTAATGCTAATATTGAAACAGCTAAAGACAATTTAGAAGTTACTAATATAGATAGTGACAAATTGAAACCGCCAAGAGAAGATTTGAAGCGTAAAAAGATGCCGAATATTCTAAGGGCATCTCAAATCCTGAATCGAAGATTTGCAATTGCAGAAGAACCAGATGAATCTAAAGAACAGCAATTGGATATACCAAAAACTAGTATTAGTGAGTTGGGTTATTCATACGATGAGAATTCTCCGCTTCAGTCACAAGAAAAAGTCGCATTAATGAAAGAGAAGAATGGTTCTGTTAATAGTGATCAACAACAAATGTCACTACATTTATCTAAGCAAGGTGTTGATGAACATACTAGGAGACTTGTTAGAACAGCTGAAAATGATATAGCTAGTAACTATTATAAGTTAATAAACAAGACAAAAGATAATAGTTTGCAGCATCTAGCATCAAAAATAGTGAATAGAGTTTATGCAGGAATGTATCATTCATTAGTGAATCCGAAAGAGTCTATATTTAAGTCATCACAGGTCATAAAAGAAGTATTTAGTGATGATGTTAATAAGCGAGCATCAAAGTTAGTTCAAAAGATTGAAATAATATCTTCTGCTAATAGGAAAATTGCTCAAAATACAGCGAGTGATAATGTCGCTAGTAAGTCGCGTGAAGTATTTGCACAAAATGAGCAAAGTGTAAGAAAAGCATTTAGAGAAATCGTAAATGAAATATTTGAAGACATTAAAGGCACGATGACATGATAAAACTAGCAATGACTATAGCAGAATTAATAAGTCGAGCGCCTGCTGAAATCAAAAGTAAGGCTAAAGAGTACAGTCCATTGTTCGTTAGATCTAGTAATAATACATGGGTCTATAATGTAGGTGATTACACAGTAAGAATTAAATTCAAAAAGATACAACCACGAATTCGTAGTCAATTAACACAAGCGCAATATGACAAGTTGAGAAAAATCAAAGATAGAGATACATTTATTAGTTGTACATGCAATTTTTGGAAATGGAATGGTCCAGACTTTAATGCTGCTCTTAATGGATGCAGTGAGCGACAACGTTCAGATTTAAGTGATCCTGTTGTTAGGGATCCAGAGTACAAATATCTAACATGCAAGCATGTTCATGCAGCGCTGTTAAAATTTAAGCGCGATGTCAATAACGCTGAATAATGGTTTTATCTTCTTCAATATATTATACATAGTTTCGAAAATTTAACCGGGAGTCAAGCACATGTTTATGAAACATGGAGCAGTTTTTGCTATAACTGGTGCTGATAGAATTAAGACTGCTAGTGATTGGTCAGATGTTGTTAATAAGACATCAACTGCCGAAGGCATTATTATCCATAAGAATATGGAACCTGACAATGTACAAAAAGTAGTATGCCAAATAGATATTGACAAGTATATCTATATACATACGACTATTATGGCATCTATTGATCTAGAGCCAGAGTCAGACTATTATATTACTAAGGCAACACAAAAGTATATCAATACTAATGGTGATGCATGGACTCGAGATGTGTTACTTAAAGACTATCGAACATTTGTTGACAACGGAATCGTTTACGTTGAGCACGATCAAAGTCCGGAGCATGCAAAAGGTCGAGTTCTAGATGCCATTGCTCGTGATATGGGCGACACTATTTTAGTTGACTTGTTGTTCTGCGTAGATAAACGACATGCAGATTTGGTGCATAATATAGAGACAGGGCTGGCAAATGCAGTTTCTATGGGATGTACGACAAAGTACACAATTTGTTCTATTTGCGGAAACGTAGCACATGACGAGAAAGAGTATTGCAATCACGTTAAGAATCAAAAGAATCAGATGATTAGATGTGCTGATGGAGTTTATAGGAAAGCATGCGAAATTTGTTTTGAAAATACATTTTATGATTGCTCAATAGTTGCTAATCCGGCTTTTGCAGGAGCTGTTTTCAGAAAATTAGTAGCTGCTGACAAGGTTTCAATGCAAATGCTGTCTAATATGCTGTGCAGAAAGATCAGTTCAGCTGATTTCCAAAATCAAGTATCAAAATTTGACATAATGTCAAAATTTGCATCAACAGACGCAAATGACCATCCAATGCAAAGAGCTACCGATGAACAAAATTCAAAAGACTACGCTCCTACTGAAGAAGACCGGTATGGTGATATTCTTTATAATGATCCTCATAACACTTTACCAGCGTTTGATGAACAGCAGACTGAGAGTGTAGTGGACGCTGGAAAGAGCAAAAAGAAAACGGCAAATGTTACAAAGTGTAGCGACTATGGATCGCTAGTAATATTGAATGACCAATATAATGTACCACCTCATGATAGAGTTGCAAAAACGTTGTTCAATTTTATTAGTAAGAACACTGTTGGTCGATTAATTGGTCGTGAAGCAAATACATGTGCAATTTATTTCAATAAGTTTGGTATGATTAGAAACATTCCTAATGAAATGGTTGCTAACTTTACTTTGCCAAGTATTGAAAAGGTTGCTAAGAAAATAGATGATGAAGAATTGTCAGTACAGAGAAAGGGTACTTATTTACCATCTAATGCTAGATTCCAGATACTCAAAATAAACGAAGACAATGTTGAAGTTAGATGGTTAGATGGTGAAAAGATGGGATTGAAAGATGTGTTGTTAAAGAAAGATTGTAAGAGTGACTCTATTAAATGGGCAAGTACTAATAAGATAGCATCATTTGATGCAACATGGAATGGTAAGCAATATCAAGTAAATAAAGCTGTATGGAATGAAAAAGTCGCAAGTGTTTTAGATCAATTTGAAACTCACATTGATAACGTTCAACATGATATTACATGTATATCACCGCTTGCTAATGGCCGGAGATATTCAAGATCGTTTAAGATTAAGACTAGAATTGCTAGCACTAATTTCAAATTTGATGCAGCAGTGAAGAATGATAATCTGCACATCGACGTTAGTGCAACTAGTTGGTAATGGCTCTAGCTTGATTGCCTGCTACATCTGTTTCAAAAATTAAAACAAATTCATTGATTGTTGGTGATTACAATGCACAGCTACATATGTGTGTCATTTGTAGTTTCAGATGTCTTAATTTTAGGTTAGATATTGTTGGAATGCTAAAGGTAAAAGTCGCATTGCTTGACACCAAAGATGCCGATGAATGATAAAACTAAGGAGGGTCAGATGGTCAAGTGGTCAGCGAAAGTACATGTTTCTGGTGATCGCGTTCAGCTTCTTAAGAACGGAAGTGTGACGAAAGTTATTCGCGCAAGTGCTGAAACTTTCAAGCCAATTGAAGCTAAGGCGTTCGCTGCGAATCTTGTTAATACGCTTAATGCAAAGCAAGCAAAGCAGATGGTAAATCCTGAAGCAGCACCTTCGATCGATACTAAGGGCGAAGAGCAGGCTAAGGCATTGAAGGCTCTTGGTCAAGATGCAAAGGGTATTTCTGTTAAGGAAGCTTCAGTTATTACTGAAGAGAATAAGTCATTGAAGAGGAAGGTTGCTAGACTTGAGAAGGAAGCAGCTATTGAGAGAAAAGCACGTCGTGGATTAGCAATTGCTAAGACACTAGTTCAGCAGAACAAGATTGCAAACAATGAATCTGCCATTAAGACAGAGGTCATGAAGATCGTTGCAATGTCGAATGACGAAATTGGCTTGCTTGAAAAGAAGGTTGCCGGCGTATCACTTTACGGTACTGCTGATGAAGCTGCAACTGCTGGTCGTCGCTATGCTCGTATGGCAAGACTGCATAAACAGGCTGCTGAGGATGCTGAACTTGCAGATAATACAGAACTTGCAGATCAAGAAGACATGCGCGCTGCAAAGTATGAAACATTGGCTAAGGAAGCTGCTTGCGAAGCTGAAAAGTGCTACGCACAGATGGACGCTGCAAAGGTTGATTCAACGAAGCCCAACGATGCAGTTAACCAGGCTGAAGATGCAGCAAAAGGTGTTGATGCACAGGGTAAGAAGACAGCATCTGACGACAATGATGCTGATGATGTAGGCGGTGATTCTGATCCTGAAGAAGACGAGTTTATGGATGAAAAAGTAGCAACTGATGATAGTGATACAGATGATGTTGCAGAAGAAGTTGATGAGGATTTTGAGATTGAAGCAGCTGCTGCCATTTATCGAAAGATAGCATCAGATCACACTGCTAAGTCTGAAGAACTCAAGAAGGCTGGAAAAGAAACTGAAGCTGCAGTTGAACTTGAAATTGCAAAAGAAGCTGCTGAACTTGCAGATGACATTGCAGTTGATGACGAAGAGTGCGAAGAAGATTTGAGCAAGGAAGCTGCTGTTATTTATCGTAAGATCGCTGCTGAACATCGCAAAAAGGCAGATGAACTTGAAGCTATCGGTAAGACAGCTGAAGCTGACGTAGAGGACGAGATTGCTGATGAATCTGAGCAACTTGCTGCAAGTGTTGAATCATCGTTAGCAAAAACGTCAGAAGTTAATGCTGAACCTGCTATTGCTCCAGTTCAAGACAAGGTTGCTGAAGTGACACCTGTCGCTGCAGTAGAGCCTGTGGCTGCAGTGCAACCTGTGGCTGCAGTACAACCTGTCGCTGCAGTAGAACCTGTCGCTGCTGCTACTGATGAAGATGATCCTTTGGCAGCGCTGTTAACAGATGAAGATGTCAAGTCTGCAAGTGTTGACGATGATTCAGATGAAGTAGTTGATGACGGCACAATGCCTACAGATGAAGAAATTGATGCAGTTATGGCTGGTGATTCAGATGAAGATATGGACGCCCCTGTTGATGAGGTAGATGCTGGCGATTCTAAAGAAGCCGCAACTTCAAAGGGATCTAAGAAGGTCGCTAATGAAGGCCACGGCAAACAGACAGCTTATGACAGAATCGAACAGAATCAGTTTGCATCCGATCCTCAAGTACGCGAGCTCGAAGGTCTGTGGCGCCATGAAGATAGTGCAGAATAAGTAACAAATCAACAATCACTCGGAGGTTCTTCACATGCTTATTATCAAATACCCTGGCAACAGGAACACGCTTTACAGCTTGAATGCGACGGGTTTCACCCGCCCCAATACAGCTGCTGAGGCTGGTCGTACTCTCGGTCGTATCCCGGCTAATGCTCCTGCTGGTGCTCTCGGTGGAATGGCAGCCATGATGAGTGGTAGCTATGAAGCCAACATCTGCACGAACGACAAACCGGTTGGATTCTTCTTGAACGATGCAGCTGGTTCAGCATATGAAAATACGCCAACTGTTGCTTCTGGCAAGCTCACAGTCATGACCAGTCAGGGCTCGTACGAGACTGACATCTATGAAACAGTCAAGGAAGCCGGTGGCGCTCTTGACACTGCATGGACTGCTTCTCTTGGTCTTGCACTGTATGTTTCGAACTTCGGTCTCCTCACGACTGAAAGCACTGGTTCGATCATCGTTGGTTATGTAACAAAGGCACCGTCAGCTGACAATCCTTTGCTCGGCTTCAACACGACAATCTAAGTCAGCTAACACGTTAATGTTACAGTGTCTCTAAGAAACAGAACGATCAACAATCATTAAGGAGTCGAAAAAATGAAACTTACACCAGCCCAGAGAGAAGCTGTCGTTAACAAGCTTCTTCAGACTGCTGAAGGCAAGATGAAGCTCGCTGCTTCGATGCAGAACCCGTTGCGCGAAAGGCTTGACTACGAAGGCGTGTTTCGCCGGGCTATCGTGGTGGATCCGCTCCCTCAGGGCGCTCTTCCCTACTACGATAAGGACATCAATGTTCCTGCTATCGTGATTGCAGAAGAAGGCAAGACACCGGAAACGATCGTCAAGGGAAAGCGTATCTTGATTCCCCTGTTCGAACTTGGATCGAATCCGAAGATTCCGTTCACACAGGTCAAGGAACGCCGTTACAATCTCATTGACCGTGCACAAGACAAGGCCAAGCAGGAAATTCAGGCTGCTGAAGACGAGCTTGGATTCTCGGCTTTTGACGTTGCAATTGCACAGGTTGATCCGATCACTGGCGTACCCTTCAATGCAACAATCGGTGCAGCTGGCTCGCTTGATCGTGATGCACTCGCAGACGGCTTTGCCGAAATCGAGAAGCATGACCTTCGCGTTGCTCGTATGTTCATGAATGCACGTGACTACAGTGACATCCGTAAGTGGGGCCGGGACCAGCTGGACCCGATCACACAGAAGAGCTTGCTGAACACGGGCCTCATGGGAATGATCTGGGGAGCAGAAATCATCGTTAGCCGTATCGTTCCTATCGGAACAGTGTACGTCTGCACGGAAGAGAAGCACCTCGGTATCATGCCTCAGCGTATCGACATCACAGTGTTGCCCGCTGACGACCCCGATGCAAGATTAGTCGGATGGTCAATTTTCGAACAGATTGGAATCGGTGTCTGGAACCCAAGAGGAGTGGGCAGCATCGCGATAACCAGGTAGTTGAGCAATTAAACTGTCAGTCAGTTTAGATAGCAGCCTTTCAAAAAGGCTGCTATTTTTTTTGTCTAAATGCTGCCAAAATCGTGTTGTTACCGTGACTAGATAAATCTTCGTAAAACTGCTCATAAATTCTTCGCTTGTCTTTACTACTAATGACCCAGATACTCGTCTAATGGGGTGGACCATACTTGGTCATATAGTCATAACTATTTAATTTTATTGTAAATCTTCATAAAAAGATTATATATTAGTACA